GCCCACGGCAGCTGGCTTGTGTCGCCAATCGCCAAGCAATAGGCGCGGTTGGCTTCATGCGCCACCATTGCTATCAGCGCGGTCATAGTTGAAAGCATGGTCAATCCCTCTGGAGGGTCAGGGGGAGCGAACTCCCCCTATCCCAAACATCACTTCTGGCCGGTCAGCTCGCCTTGAACAACAATATCCAGCTGGCTCGCCTTGGCGTTTGCGGCGCCAGCGGTGGTCAGGATCAGATTTGCAGTCTTGGGCAGGGTGACGATGGCCTTGCTCGATGCGTTGCGCAGTCGGGCGGCAGTGCTGAGTACAATGCCGGAACCGAAGTAGGCAGCATCTTGCGGAACAGCAGCGTCATCCACGCCGTCGGCATACTCGAAACCGAGCGAGCCGGTGACAAGGGCGGTCATTGCGACCGAAGCCACGATGATACTGTCGTCCAGGCGCATACCAGCAGGCAGAGTGCCGAGGACTACCTTATCGCCGGAACCGATGGCTGCAGCGGTGTCGGAATCCACAGCCGCGCCGGATGCGTTGGTCGTGAGGCGAAAGGGAAGCGCGGTCACGTTGCCGTATGCGCCGGCCGCGCCGCCGAACTGGCGGGTGCGGAATTGCTTGATTTTTACAGTTGCCATGATGGTGACTCCTAATCTGTTTGAGAAAGGCTGGCCGGGGTTAGCCGGCCAGGCCTATCACTTGCGGGCGCCGATGATCGGAACAGCGGTGTCGATCACAGTGACGCCGTAGTCGGTGTACTGACTGCCTTCGCCGTGATCCACATCGAAGCGGATCTTCGATACGCCACGGATCATGCCCAGCAGCAGCTCAACCTTGTCGCCGTGATCCAGCTCCTTCTCGCTCCAGAAGAACGGGATTTTCGACTTCTCGCTGGAAGCGAAGGCTTCAGCGATGGCCTGGCCGCCCAGCAGGATTGCGCGGTCAACTGCGTGCGTGGTGCCAAAGCTGGCGGGCACGATGCAGCTGGACTCGACTTCAGTATCGAAGGCGGCGCAATACTTGATGGTGTCACCGGCATAGAAGCGGATCGGTTTGGGCATCTTCACGATCAGGATGCCGTTCCACAGACCTGCATCACCCATAAACAGCGGGTGGCCGCCTGCCTGGCTGGCGCGAGCCATCGCGCTGGCCTGGAACTGGCGGAAGTTGGGGTCGGTGGCGAAACCGCTGTACTGAGCCGAGGAAACCAACAGCACGCGAATCGGGCTGTCGGCAGCGGCCTTGTCACCCTCGAAAATCACCGGGGGCGGCGGCAGGGCAATCTGCTCCATCGTGGTACGGATACCATCAACGGTGTCCATCTTCAGCAGGTCGGTCGATACCAGATCAACCTCGCCGCCGCCGACGTTGAACGGCTTGATGCCGTTGCCGCCGTCTGCGATGTAGTGGCGGTTCTTGGTCGGCGCCTTCACGGGGTTGACCATGATCGAGGCGAAGTCAGCATCGGAAGTGGTCGGAATGCCCCACTCGATGTTGTCGTGGAAGCCGCGAGCACCGGCCATGTGGACAAGCAGGGTCTGATCGACGTAGCGGTCAGCCAGCGACTGAGCAACCGGGCGGCCCAGCTTGCGGAAATCCGCAGGGCTGCGCAGGGTGGTCATGGTGTCGCCCAGGTCGATGGGGAATCGGGCCTGATTGACGCGCAGCTTGTCCTCGGACAGCTTCATGCCGACGCCGCGACCTTCAGCGTACTCGCTGCCCATGATCGGCTTGGCGCCAACAGGATTCAGCAAGTGGAAAGTCACCTCGTCGCCCTTGCCCTTGGTCAGATCCTGGGCGCGAACGATGGGCATGTGCTGGGTGCTCTGCTTGCGCAGGGTGGCCTCAACGCCAGCGGTGCCGGTGGGCATCTTGCCGGTGAGGCGGTTCATGGTGGTGTTGCGCTGGGTGCATTGCGCGAACAGACCCACTGCCTGCTGAATCTGGGCAGACGGATCGCCGTAGGGGGTATGCGTTTTATTGGTCACGATGAAACTCCTTGTGCGGGACTACAGCGCCTCAAAGGCGCCGGTTCAGAAATGCTTCGATTTGATCGGGACTCATGCTTTGCATGGCCTCGCTCAGTTCTTGAGCGCCCATATTCGCCATCGCCTCTTCTCGCGTGGCGTGACCAGTTGCCCCGCCCGGAATGTCCGAGAGGCTGGCTGGTGGCGGCTGTTGCGTGTTGGCGAGAGCGGCCTTTGCGGCGACTCGTGGATTTGTTGCTGCAAGAGGATTTGCCGACTTGAAGAGGTCGAGCAGTTCGATGACTTCGCCTGCCGACCCTCGGTTCAGGACAGCTTCATAGCTGGCCCTTGCGAACGAAGGCTGGGCGGCAAGCCAGTTGGCCAGCTCCCTGCTTTCAACGACTGAATCAAGGTCAGGGTGTTTTTCTTGAATTGCCTGGAAGTGCAGCGTCCGGGCATCAGCTTGTTGCTTCTGCTGGAGCGGCTGCAGGGCGCGCTGGATCTGTTCGTTCACAAGCGCCGGAACGCTTCTTTGGATCAGTGTTTGCACGCCCTTGGCGATGGCCTCTTCGGAGAAGTCCCCGAAGATTTCAGGATCAACACCGGCTTCGATGGCTGCGACTGCGGCTGCCGACTGGTTGTCGGCGACCGTTGGCGCGTGGCCAGCATCGGCTCGCTGTTGCGCCTGCTCCCGTAGCACGCTCAATTCCTGCAGCGCCTGTTCGTGAGCGGCCTTCAATACCCTTGACTCTTCGCGGGCCTCGGCTGCTTTTTCCCTTGCCTTGGCCAGCTCGTCGTAGCTGATCGTGTGCTTTCCGTCCTTCGCCAAAATCACAGCGTTTTCTGACGTAAACTCACTCTCGTCCTGCGCTCCATCTGCTTCAGCGGTCACGTTGGGCGCGTGACCATTTTCCGGCTGAACGCCGGTATCGCCCTCGACGCCAAGCTCCAAAAGCTCGGCTGCCTGCTGTGCGGTAAGAGTGCCGTCGGTTGCGTGTTGCTGAATAAACTCTTGCTGTGTGCTCATGCCTTTCGTCCCGCCACTTATCGCTGTGGCCGCAGGGGATCGTTTGAACGTCAGGGAAGTCCTGACACCCCGCCTGGCGCGCACGCCGGGCATGCGTGAATGCTGGGGACTGGAGCAAGAGCTGGCGAACTCTACAGGGGGTCACACTTTCTTGAGGGCTGTGCGGCTGCGTGCAATCGAGCGAAAAGACGGGCGCGATTTATTGCTCTGCGTTGCGCAGGGCGGCCGATAAGATGCGCTTCAGCCTCGCGGTGAGGCGAAGGAGAGCGTCATGCTGAAGGTTTATGCTGGTGGGGTGTTGATGGTGCTCGGAATGGCCGCGCTGGTTGCGCAGCCGGTTGCCGGGGTCGTGATGATTGGCGGGGGTTACTGGCTGTTCACTCAATCATCGAGCTGGGACAGGCATCACGCGCAGAGCGTGTTCTTTGGCATGGCACTCCTTTGCCTTGCCGTTGTTGGTGTTGCCGCTCTGCTGTGACCTCAGAAGTCCTCGCCGACCCTCTCCGCGATCCGCTTGGAAAGCTCGTTTGATCGGCGCTGCAGGGCATCCAGCCGCTGCCGCTTCTCTTCGCCGCTCATGCGAGTGTCCTTGCTGATTGCTTCGCGCTGCTTCCTGATGGCGCCGAGCTGCTGCCGGACAAGGCCAAGCGCCGTCCGGTGGCGCAGCTTGTCGCGGTTTTCGTCAAACAGCTCTGCGGCCCTCTCCGTGTTGCCGTCCTTGCGGTGCGCCATGACCGTCCGGTAAATCTGGTCAGCCTCTGTCAGCGCATCGTAGAACTCCGTCATGTACCTATTCGACCGCACGGTGTCGCCTTGGTAGACCACCTTGACGACTGGAATGTCGCCGGCCGTGGTGGATGGGCGCTCGCCCTCGGTCATGGCGGCAGCGATCAGGTTGCTCATGCTCAGGACGTACCCGCCCAGCGTGCCGGTGTAGCCGGTCACAAGGTGGTCTACCTGCTTGGGCGACAGGCCGATGGTCGGCCCGGTGAGCTGGCCGATGCCGACACCGATTGCGCTGGTGCGCGAGTTGTATCGAGCCTCTGGCAGCTTGCCTTCGTCGCTCATGTCCTCGATGGGGCGGTCTCGGAAGAAGTCGCGGTTCGCCTGAACCTCGCGGATCGGCTGGTAGAACTGCGGCACTGGGTTGAATGCGAGCGTCTGGAAAACGCCGTGCGCAACCGCCTTGGCAAGATCGCCGCTGTCCTGCGAGCCGGTCATTGCGTGGAACATGCGCTCCGGCAGGGTGCCGAAGATCAGGCCCAGCTCAAACGGCTTGGGAATGCGGAAGTGTTCTTCGCCAAGGAAGATGTGCCAGTTCATGTCCTTGTCCCAGTCCTCCAGCTCCTTGTAGCGTTCGTCGTCATCGTTGACGCCGGCAAGTAGCAGGCTGAACAGGGCGATGTACGCTCCCTTGATGGCGACCTCTTTGGCCAGCAGGGTCTTGTCGCCCTTCACTGCGCGGCCCAGCTTGTACAGGCCTTGCATTCTGGCGTTGAGGAACGGCACCACGTCGGTCAGCCAAACGGCCGCAGCGAAGTTGCCGCGCATGCTGTAGTCCATCAGATCCTTGGCCTCATACGCTGCCTGGCGCTTCGACTTGCCTGCGGCCAGGGCAGCCTTGTAGGTCGCAATCCGGTTGGCGTTTTCAACCTTGTCGCCAAGGCCTCGATACTTCTGCCACCCGGAAGCCAGCATGCCGGCCATTTTGGCGGGCGAGTTGACCAAGCTGTCCATGTACGCATCGCGCTGCTTCTGGCTGAAGCCTTTCTTCTCCAGCGCCCGGCGAATGATCTGCGCCGAAGCCTCCGGGTCAGTCGCGTGAACGTAGCCGCCCTGGAAGCTGCTGCCGGCGAACATCATGTCAACGTAGTCGCTGTCCTCCTTGAGCGCATCGCGCATACCCTTGAAGGAATCCACGCCCAGCGTGAAGCCGTCCTTGTTGATCGTCCATGCGTGAGCTGCATCCCGAATGAAGTTGCGCAGGATGAAGTCTGGCGAAGCTGTAACGCCGGTCGTCAGCAGGCGCTTGAACGTGCGGCCCATGCGGGTAACTGGGTCTTGGAAGCCCTCGGCCTGAATGTGTCCGATGCTGCGCAACAGCGCCTCGTCGTTGACCCGGTAATACTCGTTCTTGCCGTTGCGCTGCACGCGAATAATGTCTGGGTCGGTCGGCGCGGTGCGGCCCCAAAGCTCTTCGTAGCCCTTGGTGTCCAGCTTGTTCAGCTCATGCGCGACCTGCAGGTGGTTTGCTGTCTCGTCCATCCCAAGCTGCTCAGCCCAATACTCCAGCGTTTCCCGGTCGTCGCGGATCTTCTTGACCACTTCAGAGCGCGGCACGACCATCCGAGTCCACTTCAGGCTTTCATTGGTCAGGTAGTCGGAGTCCTTCAGGTTATCGACGACCTCCAGCATGGCCTTGTTCTTCATCGACGCATCAATGCGCTTCGTCCAGCCCTGCAGCATGTTCATCAGCAGGTCATTGGTTGGCAGGTTGCCGCCCCGCAGCGCCTTGATTGCCGCAGTCTGGTGGGACAGGCCACGCTTCGTGCGCGGGCCGCTGAATGCGCCATCGCCTTCCGTCTGGCGGTAGAATGGGACGTAGTATTCGGTCGCCCACTTCTCGCGCTCGGAGCCATCAATCAGCCCAGCCTCCTGCGCCAGATCAAGAACAGCCTCGTTGGTCTTGGCGTACTCACGGTACACCTCTTCAAACAGCGCCTCCTTGCCCTTGCCCATAGCGATCAGGCCGGCAATGTCCTCATCGGTCAGGTTGTTTTCGCGGCCTTGGGCCTTAAGCATTTCGCCGCGCTTGCCACCCAGCCAGCCGAGCCATGCGGTCAGATTCTCCGGCCCGAGGTCGCCGAGAATGTCGAGCACCCCGCGAGTGCCTTTCCGCCCAGCGATAACCCCGTCACGCCACTCAGGTGCGCCGTAGTGAAGCGTTGCGTGCATTACGTCAGCCAGGCCTGTGGCAAGCCGGGCAGACACATAGCCCTGCTTGTTCGGGTCTGTCACACCAACAGCCAGCTCTGCCCGCAGAATGCCGTCAAGGCCATCGAACAGACCTTCACGCGAGCGGCGCCCCATGTCCTTGAGCAGTTTCTTGAAGCCCTTCGCGCCCATGTTGCGGATCTGCTCGACGATCCCGTCTGCGTCCTTGCTTCCAAGACCCAGCTTGCTCAACTGTTCCTCTTCAGAATTGACGCTGTACCGAATGTCCGGATTTCCGCCGTCAAAGTCACCGTTGTTTCCGGTGGCGGATTTGATTTGGGTGGGGTTGAGGGTCACCCATACATACTGGTTATCAAATTCGGTGCTGCCGTTGTTCTCAATCTCACCTTGCCGCTGCTTGATGCCTGCCTCCATGCGGTCAATCTTCGCTTGGTACGGCGCGCCGTCCTTGCGCGTCATTTCAAGGCCGGCTTTGCGCATATCAGCAGCGGCCTGGCGATATTCTACACGCGCACGCTCAACAGCCCCTTTCAGCTCCTCTATTTCTGCGTAAACCTCTTGGTTGTTGGTCTTAGTGAACGCAATTCCATCGTATCCCTGCTGAATAAGACGCTCACGCAGTGCTTCTGGTGAGCCAAGACCGCCGGCCTGCTCGGCCTTGCTTGAGCCGTTGGCGTCGTGCATGTCAGCCAGGAACTCTGCGAAGGTGTCATAGACCTTTGGCCGCTCAATCCGCAGATACACCGGATAGATTGCAGCTCCTTCACCTGCTGCGTACATGCCGGCGCCTCCAGCGCCCGGATTATCTGAGAACCAGCTGCCGATAGTGTCCATCGAAAGCCGACGGGTCTTGGCGCTTGCCATGCGGTCGAAGATCGAGAAGTCCCGGTAGCTTCCGTGGTACATCACCTGCGGCCTGCCATCGGCATCGACAACAATACTGCGGCCGAACCACCGCTTGAAGGCGGGGGTGTCGGTTTGGCTGTTGACGCTGTAGCGGGTGCCGTTTGAGCCTTCCGCCTTGCGGTACTTGAATAAATCAGCGCCTGTGTATACCTTTGTTTTGTAGCCCTTGGTTTCTACCCAGCTTCTTGGCAATTTGTGCTTCGTGCTAAGGTTGAAATCAGGGGTTTTTTTATGGTCAACGAACAGCAAATCGCCCTGTTCAACCATGCGCTCCATTGGCAAGCGGCCCTTGTCCTTGTCATAGGCTGTGATTAGGACGTGGAGTTTCTGCCCAAATTTTCCTCCAGACGCGCCCGCTGCCGGCTCAACCGCAATGAGTATCGGCTTGCCGTTTTTAGTTTCAGGGGCGATTACCGTCAACTTGCCATCGTACTTGAACACGGCGACTGGATTTTCCAGCCAGTCAGGAACCTTCTTCCAATCTGCGGCAGTGAACTGTGGATGGTTGAAGCGCCCATCATCAACGCCATGACCTTCTGCCAGGACGACTTCGTAGTCACCGTACCCGAGCATGTCGAGTACGTCGCTGCGGTCGAGCACGCGAACGCCTGACTGGTTTGGCTTGGCATCTGCAAACAGCTCATCAATCCGCGCTTCATAGGCCGCTCGCGTTGCATCGCTCACGACGTACCGGGCGCGATCTGTCGCATCGAACGTGCCTTGGTTGCGCACCGCCTTGATATTCTTGCCCTCAAACACCACCGGCCAGGCCAGACCCTGAATGTACAGGCCGTCATGCCCTGCCTTCATGGCGTCTGCCCGGTACTGCTTGACCTTCTCGACTGACCAGTCGCCCATCGCTTCAAACTGCGCCTGGGTGATGACCTTCGGCTTCTCCATACGGATGAAGAACTGCTCGGTCACTGGGCCGTAACGCTCCACGTTACCTACGTCCTTGCGGGCCAGGTAATGACCGAGCGCCGCCGTCGGGGTGCCGGTGTTGCCGCCCAGATCGGCATCGCTGAAGGTGTCGCGCTCGCCGTAGCTGCGATGAACGAAGGCAACCGGCCGGCCCTGCTTGTCAACCATGCGGCTGCCGCCGAACCACTTCTTGAAGAATGGCGAGTCAGTGCCGCGAGCGCGATACATTGACTTCGCAATCACGGCTGCAGACTGCTCGTTGAGGCTTGCGACAAACTCCGCCTCGCTCACTTCGCCGACCTCTGCCAGTGCTGGCGAGCTGTCGAACTTGCGGGTTTCGCGGTAGCTCTTGCCGCCGCCTCTCGGGCCGCGCCTATCGGTCATAACGTCGCGCTTCGCTTCAGCCAACAGCTGAACAATGTCGTTGCGCGTCCACTTCATTGCCTGTGCTTCGCCGAACAAAGAGCGGATGAACTTGCGAACCAGCGCCACCAGTCGGCTAATCAGCGGGCTGCGCGGATCAGTCTCGGCCATGTGTGCAACGTATTCTTCGGCCACTTCAATCTCGCGCTCGGCTTCGCTCAGCCCCTCCAGCTTGGTCGCATATCTACGCTCAAGCTCTGCGCGCATGGCTTTCGGCATGTCGCGGTAAATGCCGCGCATTACCTTGCCCAACTTGTCGCCTAGCACTGATTGCACGCCGCCGTGACCGACAGCCTCATGCAGCATTACTTCAATGGCGTGCTTCACGCTGTCTATGTTTGCGGCGATCAGCCAGGATTGTCCGGTCTGCTTGTCGTAAAGACCGGAAACTCGACCGAGCATCTTGTCCTCTTTGATCTGCCAATACAGGTGTGCAGGCAATTCTTCCTCTGTCGCCACGGCGCGGATCTTGTCGCTGGTGACTGCGTTCAGCTTCTTGGCCAAGGCCTTGGCGCTGAATGAGGGGATGCCTTCGGCCTGGCCTTCGTTGATCCGGTACAGAACCCGCCCGGTAACGTCTGTGCCAGTCTCGGCAAGGCTCTCGCCTGTGGTCGCGTTGATTATGTCGAGCGGCCTGACGCCGGCTTTGTTGAGGGCTGCAGCTATGTTCTGCCCGGAAGTCTGCGTGGCGACCCTGCTATCCAGTTCGCCAGTGTGGACAAGGATTGCTGCAGCTGCGTTGGACTCGCTGACGGCGCGATAGATGGCGTTCAGCTCTGGCCTGTTTTTCAGCGCCCCGTTTGTCATCCCGGGTGAAATCGGAACCCAGGCAAGCACCTCATGCTTTGAGTTGAGCAAGATCATGCCGGGGGCTTTGGCTTTGGCGCTGTAGGCCTTGGCCGCATTGCGAGCGGCGGCTGGCGATTCAATCGCTATCGGCTGGGCTTCGCCGCGCTGCTCGCGGTCAATAACGGGGACGGTCGGGCCTGCGCCCGGCTTCGGCACTGAATCGCTCCCGCCATACACGGAATCGTAGGTTGTCTTGCCGACCGCAATGAGGTCTTGCGCCTCGATCCCGCTGCCATCAAAGGTGTCAGCCAGAACCCTGAAAAGCTGTCGGTCGGCTTGCGAAAGATCGGATACCCCTGACGGGTGATTGTGCGAGAACCAGACCTTTGCGGCGCCAGGAACCCTAATTGCCTCGCCAAGAACGACCTGCGGGTACACGGACGCACTGTCAATCGCGCCCTTGAATCCGCCAACGACAGCCAGCGGCTTGCCGTTTTCGTCGGTCACGATTGCGTCGAATCGCTCGACCGCAGACCGATACAGGTAGTGAGTAGCCTGGGCCAGGTCGTGCGGGCTGTTGATCCTGCTGGCACCAAGGCGCCGGCTGACTTCAGAGCCTACGACCGTTCTGACGTGGTACTCGCCTTCTGGGGCCGGGGTGTCGCCAAGTACGGCGGCGCCGGGCTGTACGTTCCCACGAAGTCCGGGCTTTTTGGGTCTGGCTGCTTTAGGCTTTCCGCCTGCTGCTTGTACAGGGTTTCCGAACAGGTCTGTTTCATAGCCATACTCCGTTGCCGTTGGCTCGCTGACAAATTGCGAGCCATTGCCTGCAGTATAGGCGGCTTTTTCCTCATAGAGCATGACGCCACGGTCTGTCTCTTTCGTCTCGATGGTCGAGAAAAGCGCGTCCATTGCTTCAGCGATTGGCGCGACTTCTTCCGGCAGAAGGTACGGGTAACGCTCTTTCGAGCGGGAAAATGATTCGGCATCACGCACATTGGCCAGATAGTCGTTGTGATAGCCGCCCTGCATCATCTTGCTGATGACGTAGTTTTCAAAGGCCCGAGCGCCGCGCTCAATAATCCGACCCCAATACCCATCAGGCCCGCTGTCATTTTTGCTGGCACGCACCTTCATTGGCGAGGCATCAAGCGCCTCTACCAGTCCGGCGAATGACCGCTCTACTTCTGGCCGCACGCCCTGCGGGTGCGCGGGATCAAGTTGCCAATTGCTCAGATCATAGTAGCCACCAGATTGCGTGGTTCGCCCGTAATGCTCCAGCTTGGCCTTGGTGATACCCATGCCGCGATGCTTGGTCTTGTGGACATACAGCGGCTCAGGTCGATAGGTAATGAAGTTCTGCTGGCGATAGGCTTGCTGCGGATTCAGGCCGCGCTCCATCGGCACTTCACCGCCTCGCTGGCGTGCAAAATAGTTGTCGAGCGCATGGAACCACTCATGCGCCAGCGTGCCTGCACCTTTTGTCTTGGTCAGGTTGATAACCAGATTGCCCGGCTCAAAGTGCGCAGCGGCATTGCCCTTGCCTCTTGATCCAAACCCAAGGCCAAGCGTGCCATTCAGCGAGATTGCCTTTGGCGGAATACCAACAATCTCAGCCAGATCGTGCAGCGCATCAAAGGCCGCATTGATCATGCCCTGGCGCTCTTTCTCGTTTGCGCCCTGGCCTACCCAGTTCCCGAACTCTACGCCACGGAATCCAAAGGCTTCACGGAACTCGTCTGCGGTTACGTCCTTGCCTTTCCGGTAGTCTTTGCCGGATCGAGGCCTGTTACTGTCGCCGCGCACATCGGTTTTCTTGACGTTATCGCGCCCCTTGACTGCCTCCCATTCGGCAACCAAGTCAGCGTTATTGTTACGCACAAAACCTCTGGCTTCGACCAGCGTGTCGAAACTCTTGAGCGTGCGATATTCCTTGTCGCCCTTCTTGTTTATGTCGAACTTGCCTGATCCTCGTGCGCTGCGGATTTCAAACTGCATCAGCTTGGAAGCGGCTTCATTGCCGAGCAGTTTGTTCACTCGCTCAATAACGTCAGCAACACTGCCCGCCGCATCAAAATGGTGGCTCTTGCCATCAATTTCCACGGAGGTAAATGGTGTAGCAATTTCCTTGCCGTCCTCGTACCGGAAGGCATCTGGATAGGCATTGACACTGCCGATTCGCGCCCACTGATCGCGGTCAATGGCATCCAGCAGCGCAATCTTGTCAGCAAAGTTGCGCAGGACAGCCACGGTGCGCAATTCTTTTTCAAATGCTTCCCGGTTGTTGATGGCGAGATTCGCAAGCCCGCGCAGAGTCTCTACCTTGCCAGCCCAAGCCCTTACTTTGTACTCGGCGCGAGGCTTGCCCGGGATCGCGGCGCGAGTAGTGAAGGCCACTGCTGCCTGATACTTGTCCTCGATTTCGTCAATTGAGCTGGCTGGCCAAATCTTGCTCAAGGGTTGGACGATGATTTCGTCCCTCGTCCACTCCTTGCTCATGGACGCTGGCGCGTCTTTCCGTGCGCCGGCCATCTTCTCGCCAACGTCCTCAATAGCAGCCTTCTGCTTGCCGGCCTTTTTTGGCGCGTCTTGCTCTGCCGGCTTGCTTGACGTTTCGCTCCATCCATTTTCTTCTGCAATCGCTTCTGCATCGCGCTCGACAGTGCCGGCCAGATCAGGACGCTTGCCTTTCAGATACTGCGCAGCAGCATTCAGGCTGTCAGGGCTTTGCGCCTGCTCAAGAACTCGGCCAACGTCGCCAGCGCGCAGCTTCTCGATGCTGTCAGCGGCCAGGCTAACCCAGCGGTCAACCATTCGATTGCCAGTGTCCACCGGTTCGTAAATGGTTTTCCATGCGCGATATTCTTTTGCAGTGCCGGCATGCTTGCCGGTCAGCTTCAGGCCGGTGTTCAGCAGCTCAGTGTTATCCAGCGTCAAGCTGTCGCCGTTGCCTATCACATCGCGCAACGCTTGCAGTTCTGATCCGTACAGATTGCCGGTAATCATCCACGACTTCTTGACGTACTCAACGCCTTCATCACTGGTGAATGGTTCCGTTTCTGGACTCATTTCAGCGAATCTGCGGTCAAGCATTGTGGCGAGCGCCTTGCGCCCGGCATCCGCCTCTGCGTCACGCCTAGCCTTGTCGGACGGGGTTCCTTTCTCTGTGCCGACAGCCTGTTCAGCCTTTTCTGTGGGCGCAGCTTTCGCCTTGGCATCCGCTTTCAGATACCCGTCTTTCGCAAGGCGCGGCTTGGTTTCCGTTTCAATTTCATGCGCTTTTGCCGCTTTCAGATCGGCATGAAGCTCGCCATCACTGGTCTTGTAGGGATTGCTTGCTTTTGCAGCGCGGCCTTCGGTTTTTCTGGTGTCGGCAATCTCGCCGTACTTCATGCGGCCCTGTCCGTCATTGTAGAACAGGCTGATCACCCCCTTGAGCGGCGGAGTCCACGAAACGTCCTTGCTGATTTCATCCCACGACTTGCGTGCGGAATCATCAGGCTGCGGCTCGGTGGAATTGCGCTGGTCGATAAAGTCTTTCCACGACATTTGACCAGAATTGACGGCCTGAACCTGTGCAGCCAGTTCGTTACCTTTCGCAAATGCTTCTGTTGCGGCCAGTTCTTCTAGCTTGCCTTTTACCTCTGCGCGGAATCCGTCTTGGAACGATTCATCAAGCAGCTTCTGGTAGGTGTCGCGGGTCGAGTGACCATAGAAGCCTTTGGCGTCGAAATAGCTCGCACGGAAACGCCCTGGCTCGCTGGCATCCGGCAGGAAGAAGGCAAACTGAGTGCCGTCGCTATTCGATAATTGCAGCCCGGCAAGGTTGCCGT